TCCTAAATTTCTCATTTTCGTATTATCTACGGCCCATACATCACTTTTCTCATAAGTCCACGGGCCTTTGGAATCAATAATATTGGCTTCTTTTCCCGTAATATCTTCAATCATTGATTTCACTTCTTTATTACTCCATTCCAAACTTGTTCCTACATTAAATATTTCTCCTTTATGTTTTTGTGCCTTTTCTCCTAATATCTCTATTGCTCTTACTACATCATAAACAGCAATATAATTATGAGTTGGTTCGGGAATAAAGGGCATTGATTCATTGTATAAACAACTTCTTATAAGAGTTGGGATAAGATGTATCTTATGTTCTCCTATTCCAGTAATTGAAGCGGGTCTATAGATAACTATTGGCTTGTCATTTTGCATGGTCCATGCTTGGACAAGATGAGTAGCTGCCGCCTTGGCTGCGCCATAGAAAGACTTAGGTTTTAGCACCATGTCTTCCTTCATCAATTCTGTCTTGTTTCCATATTCTGAGGTTGTGCCAGTAGTAACAAAGCCTCTACAATCTATATTCTTTGATGCTTCAAGAAGGTTTAGAAGTTTTAAGACTATAGCATTATACATTTCTTTAATATCCTGTTGATGGTGAAGATTGCCATAGGTTGCCAGATAATATATCCGGCATGGTTGATATTTCTTTAGGTATCTTTGGGTTCTAAGTGGATTTACCAGGATTTTCCAAGATAAGGGAATGACATTTTTACCCAATTCTTTGAAATAATTAATTAAGTAAGTACCTACAAATCCATTGCCACCAAATACAATTTCATTTATTTCCATTGTTCTCCTCCTTCGGTGGAATGGGAAGCCAACCTTTGCCCTTACAGGCTTTGCAGATTTCTTTTCCCCAGTTAACAGTAGTATGTCCTTGGCACACAGGACATCTAAGAGGTATATATTGAGGTTTAACTTCTTCTTTCTTCTTCATAAAAAAAGATTAATACTTTACTATACCGCTTTAGTTTGGATAACTCCATTGCTATCGCATACCACCCGTCTTAAACATGAAGCATCTGGATCGTAGGCCAATAACTCAATCGCTAGTACATCAAAATCTTTATCATAAGAGTTATTAAGTATATTCTGTTCGCTATGTTTTGTATCTGATGGTTCTTTTGTTCTACTAGCCATATCTTGCCCCGCTATATCTTATCTTGTCTGCGTCTAATAAGAACTTAGCATAAGCAGCAAGAATTTCCATCTTCATTGTTATTCTTTCAGTCTTATTTATCCCATTTACTTTTTCCATTTGTTTTATGGTTTCCTTGACCGCTCCTATGCTATTGTCTATTTCTCCTACCTGTATCTTGTGCTGTAAATAACTATCTATCGCCTCTACTTCTTTACTAAATCCTCCTCTTGGATCATTCCACATATCGCCTAGTTGATAGTAATCTACCAGATAAGGATGATTCTTGATATTCGGGTAGTCGGTATAAGGTGGTTCTAAATCTACCTGGCTTATTTGTTGTTTATCAATTTCTACAGTTGGTCTATTTTGCGGTTCTTCTTGTGGTTCATTTTTAGTTCTGAAAATTGTATCGGTCATATATTATGCCGATCATGCAATCTTTTTATAGCTTAGTCTTGTTTCTCCAGTTGCTCCTGATGATATCACCCAATTACCAGTTGTCGCACTGTTCTGCTTTGCGTAAAGGTTGACAAGAGTTCCCACCCTATAAGAAGGCACAATCCATTTGAATTTATGGGTAATTGAATTTGTCCCAACTAATGCTGCTGCAATTATCGGGAAGCCAAATCCTGCCCTTTCCGCATTAGTCATCGCCACACTATCAATATACAGCTGGTAGAGGGAATAATTGGCTGCTGCTGAAGCGGTTACTGCCGAAGCGTCATCTACCACTTCTGCGGTTACTAATTGTGTTGCTAATACTACCGTTCCAGTGGTTCTTGCGGTATTTGCGACTTTGATATTGGCTTGTGTTGTAGAGTCTGCATCTTTCAATTCAACAGTCCCAATAGAAACATCCATTCCTTCTACGATTTTTACTAACTGAATTTCTCCCGTTGCCATAATTTCTCCCTCCCAACAAAAAAGGTACGCATCTCTGCGTACCTATGTATGTAATTTCAATACAATCAGCCTACTTATTATCTTTTACTCTTTTTGAAAGAGTTTGTCAAGTATTATTTTGATACTTTTGTTTTTTCTCTATAAAGTCCTGTATATCTTTTATGTTATCCACATTACCTTGTCTATGTTCTTTGACTAACCTTTCTCTCATATCTTTTATTGCCTTAGTCTCTTTCCTTATTCTTACCCCCGATCGTTCAATAACTTTTCTTTCACCTAGAGAGACATTATGCCACGCTTCTCTTAATTCCTGTAAATCATATTGTCTTGTGTCCATAATTGTTCTTTCTTTGTTGGCTCTCCCAAAGAAAGTAAGAGAGCCAAACAATGCTTAGGTTGCTGTATTCGCTGCCCGAATAACCCATGTGCTATTTAACAACTTAACCGCATATGATCCTGCCCAAGAGATGTAAGACCTTCTTCCTGCTGGACTCCCGGAATCCAATTGGTTAGGAAGAATCGTCAGCTTTGGTTGATCGCCCTGAAGATCATAAACTCCAAATGCGTCTGCACCATGAATATAGGAATAGAATCTTACAACATCTGATGCTGCTACTGATGTTGCCTCGGTTCCAGATGCCAAATCATAGTTCAAAAGCCATCTGATCTGGTATAACTCTCCCATCTCGCCTTTGTATAAGTCTTTTACATCAGAATAGGTTTTCGAATTTACCCATGTAGTATCCCCTACCAAAGAGAATTTGTTGTAGGATGTAGTTTTGCCCAGATAGAATCCATCCGTATATGCTCTTGCTTTGGACAATTCCAGTTTTTCCACTATCAATCTACAATCACAAGCATCAAGAGTGTCTCCTGCCGCAATGCTGGTTATAGCATGGTCATTGCCATAAAAAGCTGTCCCCGACATAAGTTGATCTCGTACCAACCTATTTAGGGTTTCTCCCATGTTTTGACCTACTAAACCAATAGTCTCTGCCATGTTCTTGTCAATCTGCACTAATGTTGAGAACTTAGAAAGCATGAATGTTCGTCCATACTCTGCCAAAGTCACCGCAACAGTAGAAGCAGAAATTGCTGACATAGACGGATTACAACCCTCTGTCAATGCCGTAGAGTTGATATCAATAACATCATATTTTGAGAAATTAACGGTTTTACCCTCATTCTGTGGATGGGTTCTTGTTTGTCCTCCCTGTTCAAGAATCCTTGGGTATTCCGCCCTTGCCAAAAAGACCTTCTCGTAATATGTACCTACCAATGGGGTAAGTATAGTAGTATTTATTAAATCTGCCATTTTGTTTCACCTTCTTCCTAAAGCTAATACACAACCCCTATTTCTCTTTCCAATTCCTCAATTGTTTTTTCTTTCGGACTTATTTCTTTCTTTATCGAAGGCGTTGGGCGCAGGGATTGTGCTGCTACCTGCTTTGTTATGGTTTCAGTTTCTTCCGCCACTTCCTTCTCCAATGACCTTTTATAAGGTCGCATTAACTTATCAACAAACTTCTTCACCGATCCTGTCGGATTGACCCTGACATATGCCAAGGTCGCTTCCGTCACAGTATCGTTAAGCTCCCCATTGAACTGGTCGCTGTCGGGATCAAGTTCAGGGTATTCCTTTACTGCCTTGTTAGCTTCTTCATTGATATTTTCTATAACTTTATATTGTTGCAGTCTTAGTTGTACCAATGCGTCAGCTGTCCTAGTGACATCAGCCTGATACTGTTGGGGAGAAACTTCACTTCCTGGTTCTGGTTGAGGTTGATATGGAGCTCGTGGCTCCTGCGAGGTAACCCCCCGTGTAATTTCCTCAACTTTTTGTGCCAGAGAGTCAGCTCTCTCCTTTTCAGTCTTGGCTTTGGCATTAAGTTCCCTGATTCTTGCCTCTGCTCCCTTCTTGCTTGGAGCTTCCTCCACGGCTTCTCCCCCTTTTGGTTCTTCCTCACCCGCCGGTGAGGCTTCCTCAATAGGTTCTGTTGCCATTTCAGGCGCTTTTGGTTCTTCAATCGGCGTAATTGAATCGCTGGCCTCTTCCCCAGCGGTTGGATTTAACGCCGTGTCATCTGTATTTTTCATACAGCGTCCTTTCTTAAATTTATAAAGAGCCACACCTTACTTTAATGGCGATGTGAGAACCATTAGCACTCTATGCGTATAAAGTGCTAAACCATTCCCAAATCTTTATATTGCTAGGCATATCCTAATTCCTTTCTTGTTTTCAAAATCGGTGTGCCATCTTCTTTTCTTCCTACCATTAGTTTATGAGATCCGATAAAGACTCCATGTTCAAGCTCACAACTTTTACACACGAGATAATATCCTCGTTGTATCCATTCGTGATAACCCTTTGGAATGAATTTGAAAGCCGGATTGTTGAAATCCAGAATTTCAGAATCACTCTTTATCTCCTCTTCAGTTTTTAAGGTACTGTCTTTCGAATGTTGGCCTTCCATGGTGTATAACCTTTTTTAAATAGGTGTTTCATTATCTATTTCTTCCTTTGCGTCATTTACCTTTGTTTGAATCTTTGTTAAATATTCCTTAGCGATAGAAACTATAACCATCTTTTGACCTATCTCATCAAAGGTTGCTCCCGCTTCCATCCTCAACTTAATAAGGTTATCCAAATCATCTTTCAGGTTGTCTATAAATTTAGTCAATATCTTCCAACCTTTATGTCTGGATAAAGAATGTAAATGCAAGTCCTGTTCGTCTTTCTTTCCTTCAGTTTTTAAAGTGCTGACTTCCCTAAATTCCGTAAAAGGGTTCGGCCTGATCGCCTGCTTTATCTTAGCCACCCGTCATCACCCCCGGTCCCTGTGACAGTTGTGGCATCCCCTGTTGTGGCATACCTTGTCCCGCCATTGGTTGCGGAGGAATTTCATTAGGATTCTGCATCGGCATACCACCACCCCGTATCTGTTGAATCGCCTGTTGCAGTTGCGCCGCGTGTTGCTGTAATATATCTTCTCCTCCTCCTGCTCCTGCTTCTACAACAATTTTGTCCCAGTCTTGTATCCCAGAATTGGCAACAATACGTTTAAATAATTCACCGAATTTGATTGTCATTCCTTCCTGTTGGAGTACCTGTATTAGTTGCGGTGTTTTCATAAGCATTTCAAGCATGGCTCCCAAGTTTCTATTTTGTTTCTCTTGGTCAACTACATAAGTTGAACCGGAAATAATCTCATAATCATAAAGAATTGAACCCGTTTTGCTTTTATTAACAGTCAACTTCCCCGACTTGTTGTCATACATATCCTGTATTTCTGGATAAGACCTAGAAAGTTCATCTATCTCGTCAGAGAACATCCTTACCTGGACTGACTTACTTTGGTTCTTAGACATCAGGTTAATGAATTTCTTAACCACATCAGTTAAAAATTGCTCCATATAAAATCTGTCACATGAATCCCTGGAGTTTTGCCTCGTTGCTTGCATTTGAAGAGCCTGGGGAGTCTTGCCCTGAGTTATATCTTCGGTAGAAGAGATAGTTGTATCTGATGTTCCAAACTGATGCTGGATGGAGGAATTAACCAGTTGGTAGATACTGTTAAAGGTACTTATCCCTTGCGGAGATAGGTTTAGAACTTGGGCAGTATTACCTATCTGATTTCTGACTAACCATTTAGCCGCTGGGCCGAATTTGATCGAGGACATCGAGGCGATGTTGTCTTTATTTATAAGGACGGGAGGAAAAATAGAGATTTTTACCGCATCAAGATAAAGATTCCAAGCGCTGTTTAATGTATATTGCATGGATAAACCCCTTTCAAAGTCGCCCATGCCAATAAAATCATCAAGAAGAGGAATAGAAAACTTATTTACTACCGGAAGTTCACCATCATCATGTGGATTATCAGTATCCCTTATTATTTCGTCCGCCGAAACGACATAATCTGCCCATCTGTCTTTTTCAAACATTGATAAGACTTCGTAATATCCTTTGCCCTTAACCGGGTCAATGTCTTTATAATGATCCTCTTCTCTTTGTGTTCTCTCATCCGTAACCCTATTGCCCTTATCTCCAGCCTTTGTTGATAACTTTTCTATAACCCTGGCTATATTCTTATAGGAATCAAACTTTGATAGGTTTTTAAAGTAGGAAAGGGGGCGCCATGACCTTATGATGATATATTCGCTTTCGTTAATTGAGGTCGCTCCTATCTGGGGAAATACATCCCTCATGGGGATAAGCCACATATCCGGGCCTCGATAACCATTCGCCTTTACATCCCAGTCAATAAGAACGAAAAAGTTGCCATAGATATTGGAATAAACATCAACCATCCGGCATTTAGTTAAAAAGTCCCATTGAGCGTTAGCATTAGGAATGATATATTTATCGAGGATAAGGTTCATCAATTTGCTCGAACCCTCATCATTCTTTGAAATAGCCCTTACCTTGCCCGCCATAAGTTGTGACATAACCCGGTAGGAGCGTTCCAAAACATAAGTGGATAATTTGGGGTCAAAGACTTGTGATTTGGTCTCATCGGAGATTTCATCGCCTAGGGCATTATGGAATACCTGTTCATACTGCTTCCACATATCCCTCTTGGCTTGAAGGTACGTATCGGCTGCGTGATAACGAGTGAGGATATCGTTTTCTATTTTCTCCATAAAAAAAGCACGCCTTTCGCGTGCGTGGTATCAACTGACAAAGTTGAATCCCAATTAGACTATAAACCTTTTTTGCCCGTTTGTCAACTAAACTCTTTTTCCATCCTTATACTTTAACCTTTTATTTCTTGTAATGTTCAAGGTATTAAGAAGCGGTATCCCATCTTTGATTATTATTGTAAAAGTCAAAGTGCCATATTTTATACCTTTAGCTTCATTTTCTATTATTCTATGGAAGATTGGACAAGTTGTATCTAGCATTTTCTATCGGCAAGTAATCGGTTATCTCTCCATTCACCACTCTTATGCAAAAAGAATACAAACCATTCCTTTTCTTCTGGATGTCGTTTTCTATATCAATATGGACCAGCCAGTTGCGTTCCTCAATGTATAGATCATCCCTTTGTTTTAGGATAGTAGTTTGACTAACAAAGGTTGTGATAAGAGATGACATTCCACCTCCCTTCAATAATATCCTCCTTTGAATTTATTAGTTTCATCGGGCAAGTCGCTTACATCAACCTCATAAGGTTTTAGACTGTTTACCGCATATCTTATACTATCCATCTGATGATTGAATACCACGTCCGGCTCGTTGATTGTCTTACCATCTTTATCTGTCTGCCATAGATAGTTGCGATATTCTTTTAAAATATTTATGCTTCTTTTAGTAACGCTTATTCTTTGTCCCTGAACCCACTGTATACCCTGCCGGACACTTCCTTGTCCTTTTTCCGATGGTACAACGCCTAAACCATAGCTTATTATCTCATCTATGCTCTTGGGTTCTGCGCTGTCGGCTATACATAGTGCCTTGGGTATGTTTAAAAGTATATCAGCGATCTGTTTGTTTGATAAACCCTTAAGATAAGTTATCTCGTCTAGTATGAATCCATTGTTGTACCTATAAACCCCTACAATGGCTGTAGGATCGTTGCTGTAGCCAAAGTCTATACCATATCTCTCCAATCTTGCCTCATGTGGTACTTCATCTATTATCTGCCAATCACTATATATACGCCCTTCTGCTACCCCCAGTTCTCCCTCTCCATAAATTCTAAACCAGTTTTTGTTGTATCTCCTTTCTTCTATCGCTTGAATTAACTTTAGATCAAGTGCTTCATTATCTCTGTAGGTTAGTTTGATAAAGTCGCAATCAGTGTGCGGTATTACCTCTGAATAGAACCAAAATTCCATCACGGGATTCCAATCCATCCATACAATATCTTTGGTTCTTACCTCTAGCATCGTATAAGTTTCATAACTTATGTTATTCGCTTCGTTGATAAATAAAATATCCCGTCTTGGTCCTCTTACTTTCCCTGGCTGGTCGGCACTAAAAAACTCTATTTTACTTCCGTTTTCATATTGGTAAATATAGTCGGTTTTATTCCATCTAGCATCTTGAAAATATTTATGGCTTTGCATAATTGAAAGGAAATCTCTAATCGCCCCTCTTTTAAGGTGCGGGAAGCTCTCAGAAACAACGCTGATGATTTGATTCTTTGTGCTTTGCGCATAATCAATAAGCCATAAAAGAATAGCAATCGTTTTACCCGCCCCCGTCCCTCCGCAAATACCCCTAATCCTTTTTTTAAGTTGAAGAATTTTGTTGAGTGCCGTCGTTTTTTGGAACATTCGTTATTCCTCCAAGGATGGCAATTACTTTTTCCCCAGAGATATTTATTCCCGCTTTCTGCAATCTTCCCTTAACTTCATATCCCAGCTCTACCGCTTTAAGTTGATTAGTCGTATCATCAACCTCTATCATCCCCTCGTTCTCTTTAGAAATGACCTGGCCGTTTTTGTCAATGAGAATCTGTGCCCCTATTGGTTTTGTCGCATGAAGAGCCTTTTTATGAACTTCTAAAAGAGCCTCGTCGGGTAAATACTCTTCTAAAAGTTGGGGCCACGCTTTTGACTGAGTAAGATTTTGTTTAGGATTTTTTGTTGTCGCTTCTTTATAACCTGCCATGCGCATCACTTTGGCCATCGGAGGTTTTTCTCCACGATTT